GGTACCACGAAGATGACCTGTGCGGGTGGCTCCTGGGTAATCAAACAGAGGATACCATACCGTGGGATGTTGTCTCCATACCAGCGTGGCTAGACGAAGAATCAGCACAGCTTCTTGATCTCCCAGAAGGTACCTCCTATTTCCCAGAGTGGAAACCAGACAACCTTCTTAGACTAGACGAGGCAGAGATTCGGGCCAACAACGGGGGTAAGTACTGGCAAGCCCTCTATATGCAGAACCCTACACCTGATGAAGGTTCCACCATCAAGGCGCACTGGTTTCAGAACTGGGAGCAAGAGGACCCTCCAGAGTGTGACCTGATAATCCAGACCTATGACACTGCCTTCTCCACTCGGAGCACAGCTGACTACTCAGTGATACAAACGTGGGGTATCTTTGACTGGTTCACCGTGGACCTAGCAGGAAGAGAATATCTAGCACCTAACATGATTCTACTGGGCAACGTCAGAGAAAGACTAGAATATCCAGAGCTAAGAAGAACAGCGCAGGACCTCTACGACTCCTACCAACCAGATATCTGTATCATAGAGAAGAAAGCATCTGGTCAGAGCCTCATACAGGATATGAGAAGAGCAGGGCTACCTGTGTTGGATTACCTCCCAGACCGTGATAAAGTGTCTAGAGTACATGCCATTACACCACTTTTAGAATCTGGAAGAGTATGGCTTCCCAGAGGGAGAGACTGGTCAGAAGATTTATTTGCAGAGGCAATACAATTCCCCTATGCCAGACACGATGACCAAGTAGACGCAATGGCAATGGCCATTCACTACTTGAAGGAATCTTGGCACCTGTCTCATCCAGATGACCCAGACTATGAAGAAGATGAGAATCAAACAAAGGGTAAGAAAACTTACTGGAATTGGAATTAGATAAATGGCAATATCCAGAGCAAACATTCCCAGAGAACTCAAAGGAGGACGCAAGGTGATAAAGAAAAAAGGCGGCGGTAAACTAGGGAGCGGCTCACGTTTTAAAACTCTCTCATCCAAGATTCAGAAGAGTGGCAAAAGTAAAAAGTCTGCAGATGCCATAGCTGCCAGCATAGGTAGAAAGAAATACGGGGCCAAGAAGATGGCAAAGCTCTCAGCAAAAGGTAGAAAAAGGAAATAACAGACCATGGCAGTTGAACGCAACCCATTAGAAATGATGGAGCCAGAACTCCAGCAGGAGATGCCTGTCTCTAACTTTGACTCCATGGGAGAAACTCCTTCCATAGAAGCAGAGATGCTAGAGGAAAGTATTGTTAATTTTATGCCCACAGATGATGGAGGTGTAGAGGTAGAGTTTGGAGAGATGGAAGAGATGATGATCTCTGGTCCAGCAGGTTCTCACTTTGAAAATCTAGCAGAGTTGCTAGATGATGAGGACCTAGTTGATATAGGTACCTTGGTCTATGATAGTTACGAAGCTGACAAAGAATCCAGACAAGAGTGGGAACAGATTTTTGAGCGGGGCTTTGATCTCCTAGGTCTCAAGCTAGAAGAAACTTCAGAACCCTTTGACGGTGCGTGCACAGCTGTCCACCCACTCCTGATAGAATCAGTGGTCAAGTTTCAGAGCAAAGCTTCTCAGGAACTATTCCCAGCAGGTGGTCCGGTAAAAGCTCAGATCATTGGAGCATCTACCATTGAGCGCGAGAAGCAAGCGCAACGTGTCAAGAACTTTATGAACTACCAGCTTACGCAGCAGATGCCTGAGTACTTTGAAGAGCAGGAGAGACTTCTCTTTCATCTCCCTGTCATGGGTTCTGCTTTTAAGAAAATTTACTATGACCAACTTCTAGAAAGACCAATCTCTGAACTGGTTCCCGTGGATCACTTCTATGTATCCTACAATGCCAAAGATCTCAGAACAGCTGACCGTTACACGCACCTGATCTTCCGTTCTGTCAATGACTTTAGAAAAGATGTAGTCTCTGGAATGTACCGGGACATAGACTTAGGTAAGCCTTCTGCTCCTGAGATTCCTGAGATGACACAGAAGATGGACGAACTCATGGGAATAGATTCCTCGGGCATTGACCTAGAGGACCCACAGTACGTTCTTCTGGAGCAACACTGCTACCTAGATCTTCCAGAACCCTTTGACAACCCGGATGGTATTGCTGACCCTTACATTGTAACCATAGAGGAGAAGAGCAAGAAGGTTCTTTCCATCAGAAGAAACTATGTAGAGAATGATCCCAAGAAACAAAAGAAGGATCACTTCATTCACTACAAGTATGTCCCGGGTTTTGGTTTTTATGGTCTTGGTCTTATTCACTTCCTAGGTAACCTGACCATGACAGCGACCACTGCCATGCGTTCTCTGGTGGACGCTGGCCAGTTTGCCAACCTCCCCGGAGGGTTTAAGGCCAGAGGTGTCAGGCTAGTAGGTGACAATGACCCCATATCTCCCGGTGAGTTCAAAGAAGTGGAGAGCACAGGCATTGATCTAAACAAGGCCATCATCACCCTCCCCTATAAAGAACCTTCTCAGACCCTGATGGCCATGATGCAGTTTGTCATAGGCGCAGGACAGAAGTTTGCAGACTCCACAGAGCAGATCATTGCAGATTCTAACAACTCAGGACCCGTGGGAACCACCATGGCCCTGCTAGAAGCCTCTTCAAAGTTCTTCTCTGCCATACACAAGCGGTTACACAAGGCACAAAAGGATGAATTTGAGGTACTTGCCCAGATAAACTATGACTTCCTACCCCCATCTTACCCCTACGAGGTGGTGGGAGGAGACCGCGAGGTGTTCAAACAGGACTTTGACGGGCGAATAGACGTAATTCCGGTGTCTGATCCTAACATTCCTTCCTCTGCACACCGCATGGCACTGGGTCAACTGGCCATTCAGCTGGCAAGTCAGACTCCTCCGGGTACTTTTAACATGCCAGCCCTCTACAGAGAGGTACTAACAGCGGCAAACTTCCCTAATCTGGACGAAATCCTACCTCCAGAGCAGAAACCACAGCCGCAAGACCCGCTGGCAGACATAATCACAGCTACAAAGGGGCTACCCATAGCTGCATTCCCGGGTCAGAACCACGAAGCGCACATTCAGTTTAAAACTTCCTTCCTAAAGGACCCTGCCACGGGCGCAAACCCCATGATGAAGCAGATTGTTCCCATTCTCAACGCAAATATCAGGGATCACATGATTATGAAGTACCAAGAGCAGGTACTTGGCATGGTACAGGCCAGTGGCGTGGCAAATGACCCACAAACTTCCGAGATGGTCATGGCCCAAGCAGCAGAAGAGGTGGCAAACGCCAACGCTGCCATGGGAATTGCCCAGAGTCCAGAGCAACAGATGCTCCTACTGGAGAAAGAAAGACTTGAACTAGATAAACAGAAGGCAGAGATAGACGCTGCCAATGATTCTGCTAATATTGCCCTTAAACAGATGGACATGGACCTTAGAGGTAAGGAAAGCATGAATGATCTGGTGGTAAACATAGGTAAGATGGAAGCAGATGAGCGAAAAGAAAACCTAAAGGCTCTGGAAACCAGTGCCAGACTAGAATTAGAGAAGCAGAAGCTAGATGATGACTCTGAACTTAAAGCTGCTAATACTGCTATGCAAACTTTGCAGTCCATTGGCAATCAAATCAGAGGGGATAACAGTGGGTAGCGGCACAGGAACCCCAGTAGCACAGGGAGCACCTGCTCTTTCTCCAGACGCAAATCCACAAAGTAATGCACCACTGCAAAATTTAGCACTTGCTCCTCCTCCGGGCCAAGAATTTAATGTACCGGATGAAAGACTTGTAACTCAAACAGCTAGTGAGCTAGGTATTCCTGATTTTGATAGAGGAGAATTTATCTTTAGTCCAGATTTAGGTATTAGTGAAGCGCAGCAACGAGAACTATTTGATTTGTCAGCAGATACCTTTGTTCCTATTTTTAGAGATATTGCTCTTGCTCCCCCTCCTCCACAAGGGGATGATATTATTTTTGATGCTTTTGATCCTCCTACTCCTACTCCTGGCCCCCCACAAACCGCTGAACAAAGAAGACAAGATGATATTCTTGTACAACTTGGGAAGTTAGGTTCAAACTTAAACAGAGTCCAAGCGGCAGAAGAAAGAAAGCAGCAAAGGCAGACAAGAGATGAGATACCTAACCTAGGTCAAAATACTTCTAACCCTTTGGCGCAGGTACCAGAATCTGTCATAGCAACATTACTAAATCTAGGTGAGCAAAATAATTTAGGAGGAGGAGTACAAGTGGCAGAAAGAGAAAGTAAAAGATTTCCTAATGTTCCTGATAGACGAGCAACGGGAAGATTAGATAGGCTTAGACAAGAAGCATCAGAAAAAGAAAGGCTTAGAAAAGCGTTTGGTAGAAACCCAACTGGAATTGAAACACTTAGATTTAATAACCCTACATTTGATAAAATTCTTAGAGGCTTCGGAGTTGATCCTTTGTTTATAGGAAATCAAACACGGGTGATAGATGGTAGACTTACACCAGTACCAGTAAGAAGAAGAGCAGAAGGTGGGCAAGTGGCTCCTCCTCCTATGCCTAGACCCAGACCTGAAGGACTAGCTGCTACCCCAGAAGGTGAAGAGAGTTTTTCTTTTGGCTTTAGTCTAGATGATGTTAATGACTATGTTAATAGGGTACTGAGCGGAGATATTGTCAGTGAAAATCTTAGGAATATGTTTTCTTCTGGAGGAGGAGAGGAGAAAGTAACAGAAGAGGTAGAAATAGCTTCTTCTCCTAATTCTCTTGTAGAAGATTTAGCAACAACTATTAAATCTTATGAAGGTCCTGCTATACTCAAAGCTAGAAAACCTGTTAAAGGTGATCCCTTTACTATCGGGTTTGGAAGAACCCGTGACTTAGAAGGAAACCGTATAACTGAAGGTACAACTACTACAGAAGAAGAATCAGAGATAATGTTACAAGAAGATATAGCTTTACGCTTACCAGAAATAAGAAGGCTTTATCCTAACTTTGATTCATATCCTAGAGACTTACAACTACAGATAGGACAGTCTTACTACAGAGGAACTTTGACGAAGGGCCATAGTCCTAAAACTACAAAGCTTATTAATCAAGGAAAGTTTAAAGAAGCGGCTAAAGAATTTTTAGACAATAAGGAATATAGAGATGCTAAGAAAAATAAAAGGAGTGGGATAAGAGATAGAATGGAAGATGTTGCAAAAGCACTAAGAAACTATGAATCAAGGTCTAGCTAGGATGCCACTCACTCCGGGTAAAAGTAAGAAGGCTATCTCTGCTAATATTAAAAAACTAAGATCAGAAGGATACGATCAGAAGCAAGCAGTGGCCATTGCTATGTCCACCTCTAAGCGTTCTCCCAAACGGTCTTCTAAAAAAAAGCGTAGGATGACCAGAAAAAAATAGTTATACTCTGTTATGGATATATTCCAAGAAATAAAGAATGCTTTCCAAACCAAGCAGGAAGCTTTAAAGAATTTGCTTGCGGACGGCCAAGTAGAGGACTATAACCAATATAAGCAGATAGTCGGAACACTCTCAGGAATTGAGTGGGCCTACACAGAGTTAACTAGAATTGTCAATAACAGAATGGAGAATGATTTAGACGATGATTAATCCTAATTTAGCAGGGGCTATAAAAAATGATTCATGGGTCACAGAAGGAGAACACCCAGATCCAGAGATTCTACCAGAACTTCCGGGCTATCACATTCTGGTTCGTCCTGTCAGTATTAAGGCAAAGACCAAAGGAGGAATTATTCTTCCTGAACAAGCCCGGGATGACATTGCATATCTTACCACGGTGGGCCGTGTACTCAAGGTAGGCACACTGGCTTACGAAGACAAGGATAAGTTTCTTGGAGGAGCATGGTGCAAAGAAGGTGACTACGTATGTTACCAGAAATTGTCAGGTACCAAGTTTGTCTACAAGGGCGTAAAGCTTCTTCTTCTCTTTGATGATCAAGTCTTGATGAAGATAGACAGTCCAGAAGATTTAGATACTACTATTGTATTAGGAAGCTAATTGTGGTAATTATATTACTATAGCGTAATCTTAGTATTCGCACACTATGAAGAGGACAGAACATATGTCAGAAGAACAACAAGAAAACGTAGCAGAAGAACTAACAGAGTGGAGTGAGGTTGATCTCTCCCCGGAAAATAAAAAAGAAAAGGTTGAGTTTGAAGTAGAAGGTGCTGAACCAGAAGAACTGGTGGCAGAACCAGACCCAGCTCCAGTAGCAGCAGAAGCTCCAGAGGAGATGCCTGAGTTAGATGGCATAGAAACTAAGGGAGCAGAAAAAAGAATTAGGCAGCTTGTCAAGCAGAAGAAAGAGCGGGATGACCGTATTGCACAACTGGAAGCAGAGCGTCACGAATTTCTTCAGACAATAGACCAAAGAGATAAGAGTGCTGTAGATCTACACAAGGTTACATATGACCAGTCAGAGAAGCAGTTAGCACAACAAGCAGAGTTAGCAAAGCAGTCCTACCTGACAGCTTATGATTCTGGTGATAAAGAAAGAATGTTAGAAGCTCAAGAGATTTTAAATAAAACTCAGGTACAGCTAAATAACATTGAACAGAACAAGAACCAACTGTCTCAGTACGAAAGAACTCTAGAGGCAAGAGATCTACAGAGGCAACAACAGATACAGGCGCAGCAGCAGCAAGAGGCTCCTCAGACAAATGAGTATGATCCTCAAGCTGTAGAGTGGAGTCAAAAGCCTGAGAACAATTGGTTTGGAACAGATAACATTATGACTGTGGCGGCTTTAACCATAGACGCACAGCTTAAAGAAGAAGGTTATGATCCATCCTCCACTAGTTTTTACAGTGAGGTGGATTCAAGAATGAGGCAGGAGTTTCCACACAAGTTTAATCAGACAGTGGAAGAAGCCCCTGCTCAGAGACCTACTCAACAGGTAGTAGCAGGACAGTCGCGCAGTCCTACTAATTCCTCCTCTTCTAAAAAAGTCAAGCTTACACAAGAAGATGTAAAAATGGCTCAGAAGTGGAACATACCTCTTGAGAAGTATGCTGCTGAAAAAGCACGGGCAGACCGTGCAGCAGGTGAGTACGTACCTATTAGTAGGTAAATGCGCGTAATAAAAGCAAACAAAGGAGCGTTTAAAGATGAGTAAAGCAAATAGTAGAGCAACTCAAACTAGGGAAACTGAAACGAAAGAATATACATTTACCGAACCTAACTGGTTAGATGTTCCCGACCCTGTTGTAGACAGATTCACCAATGAAGACATGGTTCTCCGTTGGATACGCATCTCCCTCAAAGGTGATGATGACTACAAGAACGTAGGTAACAAGATGACCCAAGGCTGGGTATTTGTAACCCCGGAAGAAGTTCCTGAAATGTTACACTCTGCAACTGTTTTAGATACCGGACGCTATACCAACTGCGTTGTACGGGGGGATGTCGCTCTAGCCAAGATGCCCCGTGGCAAAGCAAAGGCCAGAAATGATTATTACCAGAACAAAGCTAACGCCATGATGGACGCTGTAAATCAGCAGTTGATGGCAGCTTCTGATTCTAGAATGCCCATTTCAAATAATAGCACTTCAACTGTAACCAAGGGTAGAATGCCACAGTTTCAAAACTAAGAGTCTACTGTTTATTCTACTCATCTTTAAAAGGAGAGTGTAGTATGACTACTACGAAAGCCCTAAACGGTCTCACTCCTTCGCGTAGATACTCTGCTGGTGCTAACACCGTGCAGACAAGAAACTACCGGATTGCATCTGGTACTGCATCAAACATGTTTACGGGTGATGTAGTCATGGTTAAAGAAGGTAATACAACACCCGTTACTGTTGGTAACGGAAACGTGAATCCTCCTATTGGAGTTTTCATGGGTTGCTTCTTTGAAGAAAACGGCGAGCCAAAGTTCCGTCAATTTTGGCCAGCTAATACTTCTGCCAGTAATGCCTACGCGATTGTTTGTGATGATCCTCAAGCAACTTTTGAAGTTCAGTGTGACGCCAGTTCTTCGGTTGGTGATATCATGGAACATAACTTTGAAGCTACTCTCGGTGCGGGTTCTACCTTCACTGGTCGCTCAGGGGTTGGTCTTGATATTTCAACACGTACAAGTGGTGTAGGAGGTATGTTCCGCATCATTGACTTTGTTGATACCCCAGGTAACGACATTGACAATGGAGCAGAAGCAGCTTTCCCAATCGCTGAAGTTCAACTTATCCACCATCAGTTGACCCGTGTTTCAACTGGTCGATAACCTGAAAGGAGCTTAGACAATGGCTATAAATAGAGCTAGTATTGCCAAGCAGCTTCTGCCGGGACTTAATGCCGTTTTCGGTATGGAGTATGGAGAAGTTGCTGATGAATACAGTGTTCTCTTTGAAGTAGAGAACTCTGACCGTGCGTTTGAAGAAGAGGTTCTCTTCACTGGTTTCGGCACTGCACCTGTCAAGGGTGAAGGCGCTGCTGTCCAGTTTGACAATGCACAAGAAAGTTTCACTGCAAGATATACGGCTGAAACCATAGCTTTGGCCTTTGCAGTTACGGAAGAGGCAATGGAAGACAACCTGTATGACACGTTTGCCAAGCTGCGTGCCAGAGGGCTTGCTCGTTCCATGGCTAACACCAAGCAGACTAAAGGTGCTGATGTTTTCAACAACGGTTTCAACACCTCCTTCACGGGTGGTGATGGACAACCTCTTTTCAGTGCCAGCCACCCAACGGTTGGTGATGGAAACCAGAGCAACCTGATTGGTTCCGCTGGTACGGTTGACCTTTCTGAAGCAGCGTTGGAGACAGCATTGATTAGTATTCAGACGATTAAGGATGATCGTGGTATTCTTGTAGGTGGAAATGCAGTATCCCTGCACGTTGCACCGGGGAACCAGTTCACGGCAGACCGTGTGCTGAACAGCCCGTATCAACCTAACACGGCTGATAACAACATCAACGCTATCAACCATCAAGGAATGATCCCACAGGGTTATTCTGTGAACAAGCGTTTCCAAGATTCGGATGCGTTCTTCATTAAAACTGACGTTCCAAACGGAACGAAGATGTTTGTAAGAGCACCGCTTGCCACTAAGATGGAGCCTGACTTTGACACGGGTAACCTCCGTTTCAAAGCTAGAGAGCGTTACAGCTTTGGTTTCTCGGACTGGAGAGGATTCTTCGGTTCACAAGGAGCCTAAGTACTTTAGTGTGGAGGGGCTGAGATATGCCTCTCCACTACTTCTTTTTCTTTAACATATTTGAATGGCACCTAGGGTGCTGGTCTTAGAAAGGACTGTTCATTATGTCTACACATTTTCCAAACGGTGTCACAAACGTAACCAAAGAGTCTACGTTTGGTGACTTAAAAGAAATGGTCCCGAACAAGTACACCACGTTCTGGGCAGACTTTGTAACCCCTGCTGATTTAGGCGCACCTTCTTTTAATGCAGCAGATGTTTCCTGTAATATGTGGACTATTACTAAAGTAGATGGTGGTGGAGATAATGGTTCTATTGTCTCTGTTACAGACGGCGCAGGAGGTTTTCTCACAATCACCACTGATGACGCAGAGAATGACGGGGTTGCCCTTCAATCAAAAGTAGAACCTTTTAACATTGACGAAAGCAAAGAAACTTTCTTTGAAACACGCCTCAAGGTAGGTGACGCCACACAAACAGATTGGCTCTGTGGTCTTGCAATTAGGGATGTAACTCCTTTTGACGGTCTTTCAGACTCTATCACGTTTAAGTGTGATGATGAGAGTACGGCTATTCGTCTGGTCTCTGAAACAAATATGTCAGGTTCAATTGTTTCTGCCTCTGTCACGGCAGTTGCTTCCATGACAGACGATACCTTTGTAAAACTAGGCTATCACTTTGACGGTTTCAGTAATATTAAAGTTTACACTGACGATGTTCATGTTGCTACCCTAAGTGTGGTATCAGGTACTAATCTTGTCACTGACGAAGATATGGCTCCTATTGTTGCGGTGCTCACAGGTGAAGCAGCTGCTAATACAATAGTGGTTGACTATATCTGTGCAATGCAAGAGAAGTAATAAGCTGAACCTTGGAAAGCCAACAGCTTTGATCTATAATAGGGGGAGGATCAGGAGATGGTTCTCCCCTTTCTTTTAGGAGAAAAATAAATGACAACTACACTTAAAATTGCACAGGTAGAAGGTGGTGCAGGAGGTAACGGCCTCATGGTTGATGCCAAGTCCAGTGTAACTCTGGCAGATACCAGAATCAGGCTTTATACTTTTGCTGTCACCGTTGCCTCTGAAATTGTAATTGGAGATAAGAAAGGTGTTGTGATCAAACAACCTGCCTTAGCTGCCAATACAGGAGATAATGTTTACATAGGGGATGACGGGGTAAGGTGTGAAGGTAATGTTTCTGTTACTGGTATCAGTGACGGTGGTAAAATTTACGTTTACTATGGCTAACCCAGATGGACTTTAACTCTCTTGTCAGCGCAG